CTTCCGTATTATTATAAAATGACCGTAGAAACTGACGAATCAGAAACTAGGCGTTTATAGATAACGGACACGAACCTTTCCAATCAGATCTCCTTCTCTCAAGAGGAACTCTGTTTCTTCGATAAACCGCTCCTCGGAGCGATCTACGAATCAACGAGAGTTTTCTCTACGGACTATGTCCGCACGTAATTTATCTACCTTTAAAAGGAAATAAAGAACGCGGAGAGGGCTCTTGTCCGAAACTCGTGCTTTGGTTAACCCCGCAATTTTCTCATCCGAACGATCGATTAATTTTAAGACTTCAATGAGTCTGTCGAATTTTTCGGTCACTAAGATTAGATCATCTAGGGTCGAAACCTTAGGATCCACTGATCCCGTCTCATAGAATTGATCATCTCCTAAGAGATTTTCAACTCAAGACCTTATCATGAAATAAAGATTTCTTTTAAAAACTATCTCTTCATCTTTTCAGAGATCAGTGATCTCCTCTAAGACTCAGTTATAGAAATTAAAATACAATCCTTTTTCTTTAAGGTTATATGTATCCGGTATTAATGAATCCACCATCCTATCTGTCAATCTTTGGATGATACTTTCTCAACTTCCTAACTCATTTTTTATTTTTGTAATATGAGCAAGGAGAGCGATATGGTATCAAGGAATATCCTTTTCATGAACATTCTGAATAATTTTATCAGAACGTAAATGTAAGGTTCTTCCATAAACAAGATCAGTAATTAAAGTACTAGCATATGTCTCATTAAGAGAAAAACTAGTATCCTTTAAAATACTTCTTCTTGGTTTATCCATTGGATTTAAGAGGGTGGCAAGCAAGTCATTTAGAGCTATCCTGCCAGAATTAGCAAACATAGAGAGAGTAGCAAGTAAATTAAATTTAATGTTACCCTCATCTAATATGCTTTTCGACAGGACTCTTTTCAGGTATCTTATAGGATGTTTTAAATTCATTTTTGGTAACAATTGGTAGAGTATATTTACTCTTCCCATGTTATTATTTTGTGAAATAAACATCTTTCAAGATATAGCTGATACAAAATTCCCTTTTATTCAAGAGACTTTTGCGAATTCGAAACTTGCATTCTTAGCAACTACACTTTTAGATAGGTTAATACCGACTCCAAAGCTAGTCATAAGACGTAAGTACTCGAGAGCAATGTCTTCTTCGAATAAAACTATGTCATCTCCTAATATTTCATACTCACTATATCAAAATGATAAGTTAGGAACACCCTTTTCAAAAGGTATCCCCCTTACATTTAGGTGAGCTTGTTGAACTATTAGATGATGAG